ATTCTTCTAAATTAGATTCTTCTAAATTAGATTCTTCTAAATTAGATTCTTCTAAATTAGATTCTTCTAAATTAGATTCTTCTAAATTAGATTCTTCTAAATTTTTTCGGTTATTGATTTTTTTAATTTTTTTTTTTATTTTATTTATATTATCAATAATATTATCATAATAATTATTTGTAATCAATAATCCATTTTGATAATCTATTTTATTTAATCCTGATTTAAAATCTAATTTTATAGGATATGTATCTATTCCAAGATATAAAATTTGTTCTCCAAGTAAGTAATCATACATTTTTTTGATACAAATTAATGGGGTAATAATAATATTTTGTGAATTTACATATGATACCATACCTAAAAAATTATTATCAGAATCATATGCTGCTGAACCAGTTATTGGAAAAAGTTGAGGTATAAAATTAGAATTATTACTATCAGATTTATTATCATCAATCATATAGGGTATTGGTGGCAAGTTTATGTATTTATCGTTCCAAGTATTAATAATTTTACTGTGTTTTATTAAAGTTCGTAAATTTAAATTTTCATCTGTCCAAACATATTTTAAATTAATTTTTTCATTATCATATCTCAAATCATTTTGACAATCTAAATTATTGTCAATTAAGATATAATTTAATTTAGGTGAATTAAATTTTATCAAAAGTAAATTGTTAATTGTGTCAATATAACAATTAGTTCGATTTATTAATTTTGTTCCAAAAGTAACAACATTATTTAAAGTTAATTCGATACATTCGATATTATTACTATTTGTATTATCATCTGTATCACTGTCTAAATCACTATCTATATTATTATTTATATCACTTGGAGTATTATTATTTATATACAAGTTAACAGAAATATTATCTTTATAATCAATTAAATATCCTTCTAAATTTTTTGAACTTGTTAAAATATAATGTTCATCACAAATTTTAATAGGTATAAAATTATAACATATTTTTTTATTTATTTTTTGGTCGTAAATTTCATTAATTAGTTTATCATAAAAGTTATTTTTTTTTGTAAATTCAATTATCATTATAATTATTGGATTTTATATATATGTATATATGTATTAGTTAGTATTAGTAATATATTCTGTAATTTTATCAATTTTTTTAATGACATTAATGTATTTATCTTGGTAAAGAATCTTTGCTTTTTCATTATCAAAATTAATATTTTTACTTGAACTAACAAAAGCATTAGATATTTTTAAAAAATCATTTAAAATATTAATTACATTTTCATTTATTACCATAATATTATTTAATTCATTATTATCATTCATATCTATTGCTAATATATAAAAATTCCTTATGTCAGAAGGAACTTTTGTCATAATATATTTATTTAAAATTACTTCAATTGAATAAATGTAATTAATATCTTTGTTGAAATAATTAATATAAAATTCAGTAAATGGTATTTTTATTAGGACATTTTGTATAAAATTTTTACTTATAATAAAACATATTTTATCATATTGATTTAAATTATTAAATTTATTGATAATTTCAGATGAATAAACTTTATTTGAATTTAAATTAATATTTATTAAATTATTATTTTCAAATAAAGATATTGAACTTAATAATTTTTCAATCCTACTAACTAATTGATTTAATAATTTTATTGATACATTTGAATTACTAATTTTTTTAAGTTCATCACAAAAAATAGTAATTATTTTTTTTTCCATAAATTGTTTACAATTTATATAATATAATAAAATTTCATTTATTATTAACAAATATTCATTTGATAAATTTTTTTTTTGATTTTTTTGTTCCAAAATAAGATTAAAAATATCATAAAATTCTTTTTTTAAAATTTCTTTTTGATTTAAATTAATAATATCAAGTTTTAATTTTATTTGATAATAACTTATTAAAGCTCTTTCAATTTCTCCGTGATTATTGGAAAATAACATATCTTCTTTTAAATAATAAAATTTTTTCTCATTCAATTTATAAATTACTTTTTTTTTAATTACATCATTATAATTATTTAAATCTGAATTTAATTCATCAAATACATCATCCAACTTTAATAATTCAAAATAACTTATATCAATATGTTTTAATATTAATAAATAATCTGATTTATCACTCCAATACATTGGAATTTTTTTTAAATTTAATGGAGTTAATTTAAAAACCATAAACATTATAATATTTTTATAAATTTCAAAATTAGACAATAAATTAAAATTATATAAATCAAGAATAATTTTTGTGAAATCAATTGAACTTTTTGAAAATTCCATAAACTCACTAATATTATTTACTAATATACCATAAGGTGTTAATAAATTATTATCTCCAATCATTCCTGTTAATTTACCAAATTTAAATATTTTTTCAATTTTATTAAAATAATTTGGCTTTTTGTTTTTTGAATTAATTACAAGAGTAGTAGGTTCTCTTTCAAAATAGTCTTCATTTGGATGAATAATATAAAATTCACCATTTTCATCTTCTAATGTTTCTAATTTATATTTACCATCTAAATATGGATATTTTATTTTACTAGCGTCTTTTCTTTTTTTTGATGGACCCCACATTACATATTCATTTAAATCATTAATAAAAATATATTGATTTGCCAAAAAATTAGGAAACAATTCTAAATCATATATATCTGTTTTATAAGGGTCTATATTCGCATCTATTAATTTTATATCTGATGAAGTAACCAAATCTAAGACATTTGAACTTATATTCTCAATATTTAATTTATAAATAACTTTTTCACTTAATTTTGTTCTATCATAAGTATAATATACATAACCCGGTTTAACTCTTCCAACACGCCCCTTTCTTTGTTTTTGATTTGGAACAGCTATCGGAATAATTTCTAATTTAGATTGATTTGTATTGTAATCATAAATATTTATTTTTTGATTTCCAATATCAATAACATATTCAAATGTATCTATTGTTATTGATGCTTCAGCTATATTGGTGGCTAAAATAACAAATCTAGTATATGTTCCTTCTGGTAATAATTCCTCAGATGGAATATCATTAATTTGTGTAATATCATATTTATTTTTAGGATATCTTATTTTTTTTCTTACTTCATTTTTATCTATTTTTTTAACAACATTTTCTAATATTTCTGTATCTAAATCAGAATAAAAAGGTATTGCTAAAACATTAAATGGTGTTTTTTCATTTATTTCAATTAATAATTTTTTTATATCAGATTGTCCTGGTTGAAATATTAATATATCACCGTGTTGTGTAGTTGATAAAATATGATTCAATATTTCAATAACACTTTGATTAATTTTTTTTAAATCAGTAAATGTCCCTACGTCTTTTGGATATTTTAAATTATCATTTGGATATTCTTTTACCTCAAAATTCATTCCACCAAATGGAATAGATAAATGTATACGTCTATCAATATAACTTCTATTTGTATTTATAAAAAACATTATATTTAAATCTAAAGGTGCTTTCCAATTATCATCTATAGGTTCATAATATTTTCTATATATAATTTCATCATCGTCCATTGTTGCACTAATTATACCTAAAGAAACTTGATTATTTATATAAACAGCATATTTACTTAATGTTAAAATTAAATCCATATTTGGGTTATGTTCATGAGCTTCATCTATTAAAATTATATCAAATATATTTGATTGTTGAAATTTTGGTATTGGATCTGAATATGAATCAATTGTTTTTTTAAACAAATAATTTTGTTTTACAATATTATATAAAGTACCATCTGTGTATAAACGTAAATATGGATGATATAAATCATCTGTTAATGTACCTTTTTTATGTTTATATTGAATATAGTTAATATTTTGAGGAATACCTTCACTTATATTTGTTTTTTTAAATAATTCATTTTGATTATCATTATTATTATCTTGTTTAATAGTTATTGGATATCCAATACTACTAGCTATACGAGTAGCATTATCTTTAACTGGTTGTGTTCTTGGTTGAGTACACACTACTTTGGCATTATTATTAAAATTAAGTATTTTTACTGCATAAACTAATAAAAATGGTGCAACAGTCGATTTTCCTACTCCAGGTGCTCCAGTTATATATAAAACTCTATTATTATTATAATGATAATATAATTGTATTTGTGTTATCCAATTAGCTCCAAAATTAGTATACCATAGTGATTTTTTAATAGTATCCACAGTATTTACACCTTTATAAACTTCAGTTTCAATAGTTGTGTTAGAAAATGGATTATATGATTTTAGGTATTTATTTAAATCAACATTTTCTAAAATATATTTTTTCCATTCGGCATTATTTTTATTTTTATCTGGAATTATAGAATTATTAGTTAATTTAGGATTATATTTAAAATAAGTAAAAATGCCATTATAAACTAGAGTTTGAAATATTATATCCACAAAAATTGATTTTTCAGTTAATAATGTAATTAAATTATTCATCATACTATTTAGTTCTTGTTTATTATTTAATTTAAATGTTCTTGAAAGATTATTAGTTATATTAAACCATGATTTATCAATATTATTAAGTCTATTAATGAAAATCATTTGATTTTGATTAGCAACATTATTCCATTTAGCATTTAAACTAAATGGATTGTATGTTCCATCTGAATCATTAATGTGAATTAATGATTTACAAAAATTATAAATATTTTTAGGTGTCAAATAGTAATAATATTTTTGATCTAAATTATTTTCATCATTTTCAATATCCTTATAATTATTAAAATATTTTATAAAATAATTGTCTGAATCTAATATATTTTTATTTTCATCCATACATATAAAACCATACCAAGTATACTTAAATCTTTGAATAGATTCATATATATATTTATAAATATTTTCAAATTTAATATTTGGATATATTTTTTTTAAGCATTTTTCTAAATTTGCATCAATAGAATATATATTTTTTTCGTCAATATCATCATCATTATTATCATTATTATCAACTAAATCATCACCAATTATATCATTTAAATTTGTTTTTATAAATTCCATACATTTTCTTGATAATTTTAATTCACTTAAATTTTCTTTTTCTTTTTCCCATCTTAAATAAAATAATATTAATGATTTTAAACTTATATTGTTTGTTTCACTTGATGTGTAAAAATTTTCCCATTCTTTTAATAATTTTTTTTTTTCCATATTATCCAAATTATCCCATGGAATAGTAGCTACAAAATTAATTTTTAATTTATTAGATAAATAAATTATATTTGGTATTATTTTCGTGTTATCTACATTAATATCATAAATCATCCATTTAATTGGTTTAATATCCATATACAAAAAATTATAAATAGTCCCATATAAAATATGATATCCTAATTTAAAGTGAACATCAATATTAATATATAAATTTACATAATCTTGACCATTATCTATATAAATTACATCTTCCTCAATAAAAGTTTTATCATTATATAATTTTATAAAATTTTTGTAAATTAACGAGTTTTTATATGTATCCATTGTGTAAGGAAATATATTTAACCAATTGGGCATTAACAAACAATGGATATTTCTAATTGTATCAACTATAAAATTCATTATTGATTTAAAATAATTTTCTAAATATTCAGATTCATTTTTTAAATCCAAATGATCAATATAATAACTTGAAGATAAACTCTTTGCTTTGGAATTGGTATTTAAAAATAACTCATCAAGTGATGATATATTTTTTGAATTATTTAATTCATAATATGGCAATAATAAAACTAAAAAACTAAAAATATCTTGATAATTATTTAAATATAATTGTTCAATAAAATTATCATCATAAAAATAAAAATATGATACCAATACAACTCTGTATAAATATTTTTTTAATATTTTTTTATGCAATACATTCAACTTCACAAAATAATCATCTATTAATTCTGATATTTTATTAAAAATAATTTGTGTATTATTTTTTTTAGGTATTTTTATATTATTATCTGTTATATTCATTATTATATTTTAATATATAATATTGATAATGATATTTTTTTTTTATATAAAAATCAATAAATTATATAAATTAACAATGTTATTTATACAATATTTATAAAAATAATTATAATAATAATTTTTTAAGTGGTTCGGCGTTATCTAACTTTGATATGGGTATTTTATTAATTGTTGAATCATTTAGGATGTAAATTTCTGGTAACGATTTTAATGATTTAACTTCTATTTCATATTCTTCTAATTCTTCTTGACATTTTGAAATATCATTTTCATTTTGACATACAATTACTTTATATTTGTGTTCAGGATATTCTTTTTTTAATTCCTCAATCATATTAATATATTTTTTATCAGAATTTGATGAAGTAATTAAAATAACTGTAATTTGTTTTTTATTAATAAATTTTGGATATTTTACTGCAATTTTTTTATATTCATAATCAACATTATTTATTAAATCATTTATATTATTTACTAATGTGCTGAATGTAGAAATATCATATAATAATTTTAAATTATCACTTTTTGTATTTAAATTTTCTTTATCTTTATTTTTTTTTGTTTTTTTAGTTGAATCGGAAAAAACATCATCATAACTTATCGAATTCGTTAATTTATTTAACATTAATATTATTTCTCCATGTTCTTTTCTAATTAAAATATAATTTTTTGTCATCGAATATAATGTATCTGCATTTTCTTCACTCAAAGTTTCTGTTTCTAAATTAAAAACAATTTTAAATGCAGAATCAAAATTACTACTCAGATTAATTAAATTATCGATTTTGTCTAATATTTGTTTATTAAAATCCATATAGGTTTTATATATATAATATAATATAAAAAAACATTTATAAATTTTTTAAATATTATTATTTAATTTTATATTCAAATAATATATTAAAACATTAAATAAAAAATATGGATAAAGATAATATTAATACAAAAAAAAAATACAGTATAAATAATAATCACAAAGATAACAAAAATGAAAAAATTAAATCGGTTGAAGGATTTGAATGTATAGGTCCGTGTTATTCACCTAATACATATTATTATAATCCATTAGATTTAAGTTTAATTTCCACACCATTTCCATCTTGTCCGATTAAAGAAAAAAATGTTAAAGGTTCAGACGGTAAAATGCATAAAAAAAAATTTGATAAATGTTTTGATGAAGACATAAATAAAGGAAATTTATATTTTGATATTTTTAGTGATTATATACAAATTTCAACATCTTCTGAAAATTTTTTATCAGAAATTTATAATTTAAATAATATAACAGACATAGTTTATTTTTTATCAAATTCAATTGATAATTTACCAATTTATTCACAAAGGAGATTATTAGGTGCTATTTATGATTCTTATTATAAGTTCATTGAATTTCCTAAAATTTTATTTTGTAAAAAATTATTATATGTTCTTAAAAATATTTATAAAATTGATGGGCTTGATGAAAACAAAATATTAAATAAACTTAATTTAATTGAGCCTGATAATAAAGCAGATTTATATAGTTTTTTTTATTAAAAATAATTTATTTTTATAAATATATAATATATAAATAAATGAGTACATTTGCTAGTTTTACTGCTAACAACATTAGACAATGGAATAAGGCTTATGCTGAAGCAATAAATCCTGATTCTGACCAAATTAAATCATTTCCTGTAATTTTAACACAACCCCAAGTTTATAGTTCAAAATCTTATACTCCTTATGTCGGAATAAACCCACTAACTTCAAATGTTATTTCTAGTGGATTTTATAAAGATTTAAATAAAGATAAATCAGTTCAAAAAAATTTAACAAAATATTATTTTTATAAAATTCTTGATAAATGGATATATAAAGAATTAATGCCATTATTAGCATTTGTTGATATTTCTGGAGATAAACCTCAATTAATTAAATCTCTCAGTGAATATAATGTGGAAAAATTAGTTTCCAATTCTTCTGACCAAATTGAAAAAAAAATTAATTATTTGGAAAAAGTTTTAATAACAAAAGATATGGTTAGACACGTACTTAAAAAAATTTGCTCAGAAAATGGAATTAATTGGTATGATTTGGATAAAAATGAAAAAAAAATTAAAACAGTTTTTTATAATTATTTATTAGACAAATTAAAAGATTCAATCAAAAAATACGGTAACAAAGAATAAAATAATATTTTAATTTAAATTTTCTTTATTTTTATATTTGTATAAATATAAAAATGTTAACATTAAAAGATTTTTGCGATTTTATATTATTTTTTTCATATGTTTTTATTATGTTTTCACATTTATATATTCATTTTACATATAAACCTAATAAAAATAAAATAACTTAAATAAATAATTATATATTAAATTAGTAAAATGAAAAAAGATATTAAGCAAACTAATAATAATTCTTTAAATATTTATGAAGAGTATTTGAACTATCACGAAAAATATGTTAATAAATATGGACAAAAATCAATTGTATTGATGCAAGTTGGTTCTTTCTATGAATGTTACTCAACAGAAACTAGAGGACCAAACTTATTTGAATTGTCTGATGTTTTAAATATTATTTGTACTCGTAAAGATAAATCAATTAAAACAATTGATGAAAAAAATCCTTATATGTTAGGTTTTAATTGTTCAGCAACAAGTAAATTTCTTAAATTACTTATTGATAATAATTATACAGTTGTAACTGTTGACCAAACAACTCCCCCACCTAAACCAAAAAGAGAAGTAACTAATATTTTTTCACCAAGCACTTATATTGACAATATCACTACAGAAAATAAATATTTAATGGTATTATATTTTGAAATTAATAATTCAATTAATTCTTCCAAACCAAATATTTCTGTTGGAATGTGTGCAATTGATTCATCGGTTGGAGAAGTTTTTTGGTATGAGACACATGGTTCAGGTTTAGTTAATGAGAATGAATGTTGGGAAGAAGCAATGAGATTTTATCATTTTTATAGACCTATTGAATTAATTGTTTATAAAATTGACAATACAGAATCAAACGGAATAAAAATAAACATTGGAGAAAAAATTGATATTATTCCAAATCAAATTCTTTTGGAATATTTTAAAATTAATCCAGAATATACCAAATTATCATTTCAAAATAAATTGCTTAAAAAAATATATACCGAATGTGGAATGGATTCACCAATTGATTTTTTGAATTTGGAAAAATATTCATATGCAACAATTGCTTTAACCAATGCTTTTGATTATATTTACCAACATAATCCTAATCTTATTAATGAATTAAAAACTCCAAAATATTTTAACGAACATAAATATATGATTTTAGGTAATAATGCTCAATATCAATTGAATGTGATTGATTATTATAATTGGGATAAAATTGATTCAAAATTTCATTCACTTAATTCGGTAGTCAATAATTGTTGTACCCCTATGGGAAAAAGAACCCTAAGAAATAGATTATGTGCCCCATTCACAAATTCCAGCACTATCCAATCTTATTATGACCAAACAGAAAAAATGTTAAATTTAGAAATTTGGGAAAATATTAGAGGATATTTAAAAGAGATATCAGATTTGGATAAATTATTTAGAAAAATGTCGGTCAAATATATTCAACCTTATGAATTATTTTCAATTTATAAATCTCTACAAAATACCGTTAAAATTATTGAGCTGTGTATTGGTTCTAATTTTAAAAAAGATTTATTTGAAATATTTTCAAAATCTGATATTAAATTATTAGAAAAAGCACTCAATTTAATAGAAAATAAATTTGAGATTGAACAACTTAAACTATCAAACCTTAATGAAATTAAAATATCATTTTATCAAAATGCAATTTATCCTGATTTGGATGAATTGGCAGAACAAATTGAAAGTGGGATTGGGATGGTTGAAAAATTGTCAAAAGTACTTGAGGAATTATGTCCAGATGTAACCCTAAGCATAAAACGTAATGATGCTGATGGATATTATTTAACCACATCCAAAATAAGAGGTGAAAAATTAGAAAAAGAACTTACAAAACAAAAGAAAACTTTTAAGTTAGGTTCAAAAGAAATTACATATTCTGAATTAGAATTTAAATATCTCAAACATACTTGTAAAATATCTTATCCTGGATTAGCTACACATTCAGATGAAATTGATGAACTTTATGTGTTATTTGGCGAAAAGATTAAAAATTATTTTATTTCAGATTGTGTAGAATGGTATGGGAAAAATTCTTTATTACTTACCAAATTAATTGGAATGTTAGTTCATTTGGACTTGATTACAAATAATGCGTATACTTCCACTAAATATCATTATACCAAACCAACTATTAATAAAGAATCTGATTCATATATCCATTCAACAAATTTAAGACATCCAATTATTGAAAGAATTATTGATTATGAATATGTACCACACAATGTTAAATTAGATTCAGAGACTAAAGGTAATTTGATATATGGTTATAATGGAGTAGGTAAATCATCAATTATGAAAGGTATTGGATTAAATTTAATTATGGCTCAATGTGGTATGTATGTGGGAGCTGACTCATTTGAATATGGTGTATTTGAATCTCTATATACAAGAATTTCTGGTAATGATAATTTATTTAAGGGTCATAGTTCTTTTATTATTGAGATGAATGAATTAAGAAATATCCTTAAAAAAGCAAATTCTAAATCTCTTGTTATTGGAGATGAAATTTGTAGAGGTACTGAATATCTTAGTGCTAATGCAATTGTTGCTTCTGCTATTCTTAAATTATCTAATATGGATGCAAAATTCTTATTCGCTACTCATTTACATGAATTAGCACAAGTAAATGATATTAAATTACTTAACACAATTAAATTTTACCATCTTTCTGTTGAAAAGAAAGGAGATGAATTGATATTTAACCGCCAATTAAAAGATGGAACTGGTGAACAAATTTATGGTATTACAGTAGCCCAATATATATTAGATGACCCTTTATTTATTAAAAAAGCAGTAGAAATAAAAAATTCTATATTAGAAAAAGATGGTATTAATACAAAATTATTATCTGATAAAAAATCACTTTATAATAAAGAAATATATATGGATTCGTGTGCTGTTTGTGGGGGAAAGGAAAAATTAGAATCACATCATATAAATATGCAAAAAGATTTTATCTCTACTCCCAATGGTCAAATTAACATAAAGAAAAAACATATTTTAAAAGATTCAAAAGCAAACATTGTTGTACTATGCTCTGAATGTCATGATAATTTACATTCGGGAAATTTTACCATAACAGGATTAACCAAAACATCTGGTGGTGTTAAAGTTATTTAATTTATTGTTTTTTTACATTAAATTGTAATTTAATATAAAATAAAACAAACAAAGTTGTAATATAGATAACAATTGAATACTTGCGATTCCTAAAGTATGAACTAATCCAATAAACAATTTAATACTTTTTAAATTTGTATTGGATGATTCTAAATAACCAATAAGACTAGCTGTTAGGATTAAAAATAAATTTAATCCTAATATTATAAGACCTAAACTTATAAAATGAAAATTATCTAGATTATACCATCTATACTCTAGTAAACATTTTTCCATTGTGTTTCTATTATAATATATTTGTTTTGTCACACCAATACTTTCTCTAGATACTTCAAATGCTTCCTCATATGAATTATATTTATGTATTTCTATATCTTCACATCTATAAATTTGTGAATTTATTGTATAATTATATGAACTTGTTAATTCATATTCAACAACAAAATCATTATATTTTTTATTTATTTTATTTAGATATAATTCTCCTTGTATTGGTAAATATTCACATTTTATATAATTATTGTCGCAATATTTTAATTCTGATGGATGTAATATCATTAAAATTAATAAACCCAAATTTAAAAATAAAGATATAGCATGTATAATGATAAAAATTCCAATAAGATTTTTACACATAAAACCACATTCATTTGAATAATTTTCATATGATTTTGAGTTAATATTTTTTCTACAGATTGGACATTTATTAATTTTAGATTTATTTAATGATTCAATACATTTGGAGTGAAATTTATTTTTACAACCACAATTTAATTGAATTGATTCTAAATCATTTTTTTCTAAACATATTGCACAATCATTAACCGTTCCATTTTCACATAAATCTGTCAATTCTATTTTTTGTTCATCAGTATCTGAAACATAATCTTCATCAGTTTTTATTATTTTATAAACATTCATTTTACCAAATTTATATAATTGATTATATTTATTGACTATATCATTAATATATAGAATTTATAATTTTCAATTTTTTTGTAATTGTATATAAAAATATATGTATATAAAAAATTAATAAAATGTCAAGCCAAAAAAATAATAAAGAACATTCAAATAATTCAATAATAAATAATGAACTTATTATTAATCCAAATAATTTAACATTAAATGGAAATATCAATCACGATAATATTGCTATTTCAAATGGATATGTCAGTTCAAATAATTATATTAGTTCAAATAATTATCTTAGTTCAAATAATTATCTTAGTTCAAATAATTATCTTAGTTCAAATAATTATCTTAGTTCAAATAATTATTACAATAACAATTTATACACTGATTCAAGTTCCAATTATTATAACAATATAAATACTAATTCAAATTCAAATTACAATAAATATATAAATATAAATATTGATTCAAGTTCAAATTATCATATAAATATAAATAGTGATTCAAGTTCAAGTTACCATATAAA